ATCTCTACAATAATATCAAAGTCCCACAATAAAATTTTATCCGTTTCTATTAAAGTTTTTAAGTTAGAACAACCCACCTTCTTGACAGCCTTAGTAGTTCTTACTCCCAACTCACTGGTACCATCTCCGAATCCACCAGTAACTACTTGTCCCAATCGACCCCGTGTCTGACACATAATGATATTATCATACTGTAAATCGTGATGAAGAGCATCTGCTATCTGTCCACCCACATCATTAATCTCTACCAAGAGTTGAGCTTCATTGTATGCCTTTGCAACACTATAAATTACTTCAGGAAATACAAGGGGTTTAATTTCATTATTTTTATATTTAGCTACTACTCTATAGGGCACAGTAGAAATATCCATGACTACAAATGCTGAGTAATCTCTATTCCCACCTCGAGCTACATCCACAGTAATACAATACATTGCATCCATCTTTGGTTTTTCATAGACATCTAAACCTCCATTAGACTCTAATGGATCTTTGGTTGGGATCGTTTGTATTTTTGTAGGTGATATAAGAGTATTAATAGAACCTAGAAAAGAACATTCAAACTCTTGTAGAAACTGTTGTTCACTTGTGTTACGGATCGTTTCCTCTCTCCATTCTTCATCACGTCCAGGGACTTCTCGCCATGATACTTCTATAGGTATAAAATTATTCTTCTCATTAACAGCATCAGTCCACATCTTATAAAACATATTCATACCATGTGGTGTAGACACCATGATAACTTTAGATGTTTGGCCGGCAGTAATTGTAGGATACACTGAACTAAAAAACTGTTCTGCTATGTTTGATGGTATAAATGCAAACTCGTCTAAGAATATAATATTGTAAGACCCACCACGAACAGCACTAGCAGAAGTAGATGCAGCAATAATCTTAGAACCATTTTCTAACTCCAAGGAACCTTTGTTCCAGTTCATTACACCCTGTTGCATCCAGTCTGGTAGATGCTCGTATGCAAGTTGAAATCTTCCTAACAAGTCTCTTGCAGTTGCGGCTTTGTTAGCGAGAATAGCTACGTTTACTGTTTCATTAAAGATAACGTAATGAATAAGATATGATATAATCGTAGTTGATTTGCCAGACTGTCTTGGAAGTTTACAGATAGTAAAACGATTATGATGAAAAGTCTCTACCATATTTTTCTGAAATTCATAAAGTTTAAACGGCACTAACCCCTCATCAATACTAACAATGTTTACATACTTCTCTATAAAATATCCAGGATCCCGAGAACACTTAATAAATTCTTTAATCTCATCTGGAGTATAAGAGTGTGATACAGCTGCTGGCTTTAAATTAGGATTGCCTTTATAGTTTGTTTCTGTCATACAAGTGCCCCCCTCCAATATTCTGGAGTGTCCATAGCTGTCCATTCATGTAATAGATAACCTTCTATGTGTGTATAACCCATTTCTATTGCTGCCCTTACTCTAGAATTTCCTTTGTGTACTATATACTTTTTACCTATATGATTATTTGTTTTATATAAAACACCACCTGCTCCATATCTCAGTTGTCCCTGAGGTGCTGAACTTTCTAAATCATTTTCTATAAGATAAACTTCTATTGGATGAAGCATAATACCTGTTTCTACAACATCTTCATTTATTGCTCTAGTGGGACTATAGGCTAACAACTCGATATCATAGTATTCACTATTCGGATGTTTTTGCTTCGATGTAAGTGTGCTCTGCGTCATCTTTTAAAAGTGCCTGTAGTTCTTTAGTAGACCCCACGAACAATGCATTAGTAACATTCTTTGGTGCATGATCTGGTACTTCTTTAAGACGTTTCATTTTCTCTTGTAAGTCAGCTAACTTCTCTGTCACTTCACCCACAGTCTTAATAAGTTGTCCTGCAACTTCATAAGTTCGAGGATGTTCACTTTCTTTAGCTAAATCTAGAATACCTGTAATGGCATCCTGTCCACGTTCTACTAAATTATAAAAATTTTCACGACTATATTTATAGTCCGCATCCGCATCATCAAATGTTTCTGGCGGCCGGGGTATAATTGGTTTAGGATCCAGGATCTGTTCTTTTATATTTTGTGTTATACCCAATGCATCATTTATTTTATTATCAAAGGTGCTCATGTCCATTCACTAATTTCTTCATTAAATCCAAAGTTATCATCATCACCAGAAGGTGCAGAGGTTGTAGAGACTGTAATCTTCTGTACTCTAGTAGGTGCTTTATCCTGGAGATCACTATACGTTTTAGCTTCAGCTTTAGTTATTGGTTTCTGTGTATTAACAGGTCCATAAACATAAGCCTTAGCTGTAAAATTTAAAGTATAGATAATTGCTCGTCGTTCTGTAAAACTTCCAGTATAAGTATCCTCATAATTAATACTATTCAAAACAATAGGCACATCTCTAATAGTATCCATCTCTGGAACTTCTTTAATCGTTACAGTATATTCAGGTTGAAAGAAAGGAATAATCTGTTCTATTATCTGAATACCATCATCAGAATTTTTAGCCATTACAAACAATTCAAAATTAAGATTATAAGCAACAGGTGTATACTGCACACTCATCTGTTTTAATTTTTCATCTTCGGTGTTGGCTACTTTTTTCTTTTTAATAATACGATTCAACTTTCTAGATGGATCATAATCCAGGCCAGCTATTTCAAATCCAATTCGAGGAAGAGTAATTGCCACCTTCTGATCCAAATTAGGATCTTGTTCTAATCGAATAATAAATTTCTGTTTTGGTCCATAGGCTAATGGAACTTTAAGTGTTTGCACATCTGCACCAGCCGCATCCTTTCTAGTGATGTAAATATCGTTGAATAAACTACCAAAGGCTACGATAGTTTTCCGTATTGATTCGTTATAAAAATATTGTCCCAACATTGTATATTATCTCCTAAGGATCACCAAATGGGTTTGTTTCAGTGAAGTCCAAAATTGTTGTTGCTTCAGTTTCCAAGAACTCATTATCAGATTCGGGAGCCTGTGTAGTTACACTGTAATCCTCATTGATAACATAGAAAGAGTAACCGTATTCAACATCAGAATCTTCCAGTAGTACCGCACCAAATCCAGTGTCGGTCTCTGCCAAGAGATATGATCCATCTTCCAATATAATATCTGACGCTGCCGGCGGCCATGGACTGGACGAGGGATCTTGTTCATATATAGTTCCCCACTCCTGTCCGATACGAGAATTGTATGCTGCCTGTTGTTCTCCTGAAATTTGCCAAATGAGTTGATCCAAACTTCTTTTATCTTCAATGTCATCAATCGTAGCAATGCCAGTATCGAGTCGTTCGCTGGAGTATTCCCAACTCTGACAATATAATTTATATACAGGCAGATTATTTACTTGATAAAAAGGATCGTCGTGGTCGACAAAGGTTATCTCCCACATCCTTTTAACTGTAGGAAAATATATCAAGTCTCCTTCCTGAGGTCGAGTTGATGTAATTAAATTAGCATTATCTGATACCACATTATCCCATCTACGTCTTGACACAACAAAACTAGTTTCGTTTCTAATCTCTAAACCAAAGCGTGTTACTAAATCCTTTTCCCCATCATATCCTTCTTGAGTTTCCATCCACATTTCTATACCATAAGCATCATCAAATTTAGAGAGGGGATCCTCTCCCAATAATTCATCTTCATTTACTCTTTCACGAGGAAGATAATAAACATCGTGACCATATATACCTATAGCCTCAATGACTAAATCTTCATAGAGGTATTGTTCACTTATAGTACCTTTAGAAAAGTGGACATTCGTTGCCATTTAATTATCCTATATCAAACATAGTAGGTTCTTGCCAAATCTCTCTACCCTGATCTTCTAGAAGTGCAATTTCTTCTTTGGCTTCATTGTAAATAGTTTCACCATTCATCTGAACTCCACCTAACATTGTCACCCCTTGAAACTTTATAAGATTTTCTCCCCACTGTCTTTTAATGAGAGCAGTGGCGTACCTCTTTAAGAAGAAATCATTATAGGCTGTTGTATATTCCGCAACATTTAATTTTCTATAACATTCCATAATGATATACTCACCCACTTCCATATCGGTAGCCCAGGCCATATCAATATACAATCGACCTGCATGAACATTAAAGTTAATTGGTTTTTCTCCAACCAATAACATATCTAATAGATCCAACTGCCACATGGTCATCTGATAATGTATAACAGAGATATCCGAGAAGTCATACAGATCATTTAACCTCAGTTGATATCGTATGTCAAACATATTCAAATTACCTCTATCAGTAAATGGTAATATTCTTAACACTGATAGTATACCATCGGGCATAGGAATGTAGTCTTGACCGATACCCCACTCAGCTGTTACGTTCAGCGTCACTGTAGCACCCGTAGCATGATTATTAGCGAGAGCAGATGTAGTTAGAGTGTTATCCGTTTTAGCCGTATAAGAGACTGTTTCAGCGGCGTTGGGTGTATCATCTGCAGCGATTATTATAGAACCTTGTGTAGGAAAATTTGTTGCATCGGCCAAAATAACACTAGTCGCTGAAGCAGACACAGCACCATTAAGGGAACTCGTTGCAATTTCTGAAGCTCCTGTTCCCTTTGCAGTTACAGTTTCAGTCACATTCATTTTTGCTCTTTGCACATCATCTGCTGTGAGTTTATGCTTCAGATACATTCTCTGTTGACCGTTCTGTAAAAAAGTATTCCAATATTGAAGAGCCTCATCTACTCTATCATCTAGTTGGTCATCATCAACATTTATATCAATAACTGGATAACCTAATTTTCTTTTACACCAGGCTTTAAATTCTGTTCTTGTTGTAGGTTCTGCCATATTCTTATCCTAATGCCATTGCCATAGCTGTCACAAATCCCTTGGCGGCTTTACCATCTAATTGCGTTTGTGCATTACTTGACAACGTGTTAATGTATTGTAGTTCTGTATTAGTTACTGAACCATCTGCCAGATATGTTGCATTTATTCCTGTATCTAATGCTAGTGTCACAGTTCCGGAAGTTCCACCACCTGTCAATCCTGTGCCAGCAATAACACCATTAATATCACCAACAGGTGTAGTACCTTCAGCTGCTACAAATTTTTCTACAGAAGCATCCCATGCTAAAAATTGATGGGTAGCACTTATGTTAGTAGCATCAACATCTTCTAAGTTCACCAGCTCAACATCACCAGAACCTGGTCCAGTAGCCATCATTTTTCGTAGTATGTTACCAACTGCAAAAGTAAATTGCGGCTGTGAGACTAATGGTAGATTCGCACCAGTAAAAGGCATTGACTGACTATTGGTGTATTCTTCCTCAGATAATTCTACATGATCGTTAATATAATTAACCGTCTTATCTACGGCATCACTCTCAAGAACTTTATAAGCCTCTGGCGGCAACGTATCTTTATGTCGTTCTAGTATATCGGTAACATCTGTTATTACACTTGAAACCTCTACGTTCTTAGTTGCACTCGCCCAATCTTTAAGTATCATAGTAGAAGCAGCATTTTGTTTTTCTGCTTCAGTTGGAATAAATTTAGGTATGGAAAGTACATCACTATGATTTTGACTTCCGTTAAGAGCACTAGAATAACTAATGGGTAATGGAATTGGTTCCTCAATCACAGGAGGTTCTATTTTTTCACCGGTGCTAAGATCAATGCCAGCTACGACTTCAAACAAATCCATGAGCTCGGTTGTAGCTGTTTCTATAGCTTCAACACTAATGGCTGATTCTTCCGGCATTTCTTCTATTACTTCTTCTTGTACCTCTCCCGAATTCAATTCTTCTGCCACTAACTCTGGTAAAGAAACTTCTGGTTCTTCAGGTTCTTCTTTAGGAACAGAAACTGCAAAGGTACCCTCAAACAATGAGGAAAGTTCCTGCATTGCATTTTCAACAGTACCTGTAAAAAGTTCTTTCTTTTCTACAACAGGCTCTTCTTTAACTATTTCTTCTTCTACAGCTTCAAGTATTTCTTCAACAGGTTCTAGAATAACATCGTGACCTGTTGCTGCTAATTCTAACTGATCTAAGAAGGAAGCAGTAGATTGTGTCATGAGGAAGGTCGTGTGACACTGGGATTCACAGTTGCCACTCCTTGATGTATACGAGTTTTAAATCCAGTAGCCGTAATAGTTTGTACTACATCATACACATGACGACCTCGTTCCAATGCTGTAGTTTTGGCAATAGTTAAAGCCAAGGTATAAGCACCGGTAGAACCTGCTGTTACTGTTGCTACAAAATCTGTGGCTGTTGTAGATGCAAACGACTTACGAACTTGTGCCGTAAGAGTGCTAGCTGGATCATTTAAATCTATTACTGCACCGGC